GAGCCGACGCGCCCCCAGATTGCGGCTGTGCTCGGCATTTCCAGCCGGTGGGTGGGCGAGCTTCGGTCGAAGGGGGTGCTTCCGTCTGAGGGTGCCACCCTATTGGAGAACCTCGAGGCTTGGGCCCAGGACCGGTATGGTATCGACGGCGCGCAGGGCGACCTTGATCTCGAAAGCGAACGCGCGCGGCTCGCCAAGGAACAGGCAGATTCCAAGGCCATGGATAACGCCGAGCGCCGAGGCGAATTGGCGTCCTTGCCGGACATGACGGGCGCCGTCGTCAGCGTCATCGCGCTCGCGACCAATCGGCTGCAGCAGGTCGGCATGACGGTCGCGAATGGCGATCACAAGCTGCGCGCCAAGATCGACACGGCGATCAATGACGCGCTCGAAGAGCTGAGCGTGGCCAGGGTCGAGGAGGCGAGAGGCGGGGGCCTGCATGAAGAAGAGCCCTCCGAAGAAGGCGACTAAGCGAATTGCGCTGCCGGCGGTCAAGGTCGCCGGCGCAGATATCGCCAAGGCCGCGCGCGAGTGGCTGTCCATATTCAAGCCGCGCCCCAAGCCGAAGCTGTCCGAGTTCATGACCGTGCACGGCCGCACCGATGACGGCCGCAGGATTCGCCCCTTTCCGTTTCAGGCGGATATGGCGGACGCCTTTCCCGACCCTGAGACAGAACAGGTCACGGTTCGGAAGAGCAGCCGCATCGGCTATTCGACGATCCTGCAATGCTTCGTCGCCTGGCGCATCCGGTACGACCCAGCGCGATCGCTGATCTACCAGCCGACGATCGACGACGCCGAAAAGTTCAGCCGCGATGATCTCGACCCGGTCCTGCAATGGCCGATCGTGCGAGAGGTCGCCACGTTCAAGCCTCGGCACGCCGACAACCAGATCCGGGCGAAGCGCTACAAGGGCGGCTGGATCCAGATCAAGGGCGCCAACAGCCCGAAGGAATTCCGGCGCGTCACGGCCGACGACGTCTTTCTGGAAGAGTGCGACGGCTACCCCTGGGCGGCCCGCGAGGAGGGCGATCCCGCCCGGCTCGCGTTCAAGCGCAATCTGACATCTCCCCGCCGGTTTCGCGCCGCCGGCTCGACGCCGAAGGTCAAAGGTTTCAGCCGGATCGATGCCCTGTTCGAACAGGGCAGTCAGGAATACCGCTACGTTCCCTGCCCACAGTGCGGTCACATGCAGGTCATGGTGTTCGGCGACGGCACCGGCCCAGGCATCCGATGGACGCCAAAGGAGAACCCGACCACCGCCTGGTACCGGTGCGAGAATGGCTGCGACATCGCCGAGGCCGACAAGGCGTGGATGGACGAGCAGGGCGAATGGCGTGCCCACAACCCGATCGCGTTTCCGCGGCACCGCTCGTTCCATATCTGGGCTGCCTATAGTCAGCACCCCGGCGCCGCGTGGATCGAGATCGCCCGCGAATTCATGGAGGTGCGGCACGATCCCAATCTCCTGCGGACCTTCGTCAACCAGGTGCTCGGCGAGGCCTGGCAGGAGCGCGGCGAGGCCCCGGAGTGGGAACGCTTGTACGATCGGCGGGAGATGGCGATGCCCATCGGCAAGCCGCCCGCCTGGGCGGGGTTTCTCGTCGGCGCCGCGGACGTCCAGCGCGCCGCCGGTGGCCGCATCGAACTGGACATCTGGGCTTTCGGATCAGGCCGCCGGCGTGCGCTGATCGATCATATCGTCGTTGAAGGATCGATCGCGGACAAGGCGACCTGGTCTAAGCTCGACACGGAGATCGCCCGAACCTGGACCAGCGCGGACGGGCGATCTCTAAAGCTTGCGCGCGTCGGCATCGACAGCGGCGACGGCGAGAACACCCAATTCGTCTATGCGTGGGCCCGCCGCAATCCCGGCAAGGTGATGGCGCTGAAGGGGCGCGACAAGCTCGCCGTGTCCCAGCCCGTCGCCGGGCCGACATGGGTCGACGTCACGATCGGCGGCAGGAAGATTCAGAAGGGCGTCAAGCTCTGGACGGTCGGCACCTCGCTGCTCAAGCTCGAGCTTTACGGCCAGCTGCAGCTGGAGCCGCCGCGGAACGCCGAGGAGGAATACCCGGAGGGGTACATCTACCTGCCGGACGGGGTCTCCGACGAGTGGGTGAAGCAGCTCGTTGCCGAACAGCTGGTGACCGTGAAGCTGCGGAACGGCCGGGTGCGGCGCGAATGGAAGCAGACGCGCGACCGCAACGAAGCGCTCGACAATGCGGTTTACGCCCGCGCCGTCGCTATCACGCTGGGCGTTGATCGCCTCACCGACGAAGAGTGGAAAAAGCTCACCGAGCCACCACCGCCGCCCGATCCTCCGGCCGCGAAGAAGAAACCGAAGCCACCGAAGCCGCCCGTTGCCGTGTCGTCGCGCGCTGCTCGCGCGGTGGCGCCAGTGGGCCGGCCGAGCGGAAACTGGCTCAACCGAAGGGGGCGCTGATGGCGACCGATGCAGATCCTTTCATGGTCACCGACCAAGAGCTGCGCGTTGTTGGATTGCTGGGCGAGGCGTGGAATGCGTTTCTGGCCATGCCAACGGAGCACGGCGATGAGCGCGATGAATTTCGTCATGCGATTCACCAAGCGCAGCACCTTGTGCTGGCCCGAGCAGGCGCCCGCCAGATCAACATGCCGGGTGTGGTGGTCTGATGGCCTGGACGAAGGACGATCTCGACCGCCTCGACGCGGCGCTGCTCGACGAAACGCTCGAGGTGCAGTTCGCTGACGGTCGCCGGGTCAAAAAGCATTCGAAGGCCGACATGATCGCCCTGCGCAACATGATTGCCGATGTGGTCGGCGCGGCCAGCGTGGGTACGCGCATCCGCAGCACGGTAGGAAGGATCTATCGGCGATGAAGCAGCGCGTCCCCTTTATCGATCGCGTCATTCGTCACGCCGCTCCGGTATGGGGTGCCAAACGCGCGGCGGCCCGCCGGGCGACGGCCGTCATTGACGGGACCAGCTCGCGGTACGTCGGGAAACCCGGCGACTGGGACCGGAACACCGGCAATCCTGATGACGCGCGGCCGGGCCGGTTCGTCGATCGCAAGCGGGTGCTCGATCTGGTCGCGAATGACCCTTTCGCGCGCAAGGCGCTCTCTACGCTCGTCAACAACACGGTCGGCTGGGGGATCACCGGCGCCCCGAAGAAGGCTCCCGCCACTTTCCGCAAGCTATGGCTCGACTGGATCAAGGTCTGCGACTGGTACGGTCGGCAGAGCTTCTACGGCATTCAGGAACTCGCCGTCCGGACGATGTACCGCGAAGGCGAGATCTTCATCGTGTTGCACACGATCAGCCTCGAGGAGGCAGCCGGCACGGTCCCCCTTCGCCTTCAGCTGCTCGACAGCGGCATGCTCGCGACGACCATCACCACCTACCAAGGGCGAGATGTGATCGACGGCATCGAATATGATGCCCGCGGTCGCGCGACCGCGTTCCATTTCTATGAGGGGCGGCTGGGCCAGCGCTGGGCATCGTATCGCACGGTGCGGATCGTGGCCGACGACGTCATTCATCTTTTCGCGCAGGAAGAAGTCGGCCAGCGCCGCGGCGTCAGCGTGTTCAACTCGGTTGTGAAGCGTCTCGGCGATATCGACGAAGCCGTTGAGGCCGAGCTGGTCCGCAAGAATATCGAGGCGTGCTTCGCCGCTTTCATCACGCAGGGCGTCGACGATAACGGTGTCGCGCTCGGCACCCTCCAGGGCGATGCCCAGTCCAACCCGGTTGGAATGCAGACGGAGGGTTTGTCCCCAGGCATGCTGACCCGCCTGAATCCGGGGGAAAGCGTCAAGTTCGGCGACCCGAAAGCCTCTGGCGGTCTGAACGATATCCTGCGCCTGGCACTGCTCTCGTCGGCGGCCGGCACGGGGATCACCTACGAGCACTTCGGCGACCTCAGCCATGTCAACTTTTCCAGCTACAAGGCGGGCAATCTCGAATTCCAGCGCTCGGTTGGGCGGGTGCAGTTCAACACGATCATCCCCGTGGCGCTCGATCGCATCGCGGGAAGGTTCCAGACTGCAGCCTTTCTCGCCGGGCTGATGCCGAACCGCGTGTACGAGTTCAGCTGGTCGCCGCCCCCATTCGAAAGCATCGATCGGAAGGGCGACGCCGAGGCGGACGTGCTTGAGATGGCAGCAGGCCTGGAAAGTCGCCCATCGAAGGTGATCGCGCGCGGCTATGATCCTGATCAGCTGCGAGCCGAAATCGAGGCCGACCGCAAGGCGAACGCGGACGCGGGGCTGACCTTCGCCGGCGATGCGCCGCCGACCCAGTACGCCGCGCCGCAGACGCCCGCGCCCGCCCAATAGGAGCCAGACATGCCGAAGGACGAAAAGCCGCGCGCAGCGGGCGACCGCGCGCGCCCGAAGCCGCCCCGCACGGTCAACGCACCGCTGCCCCCCATTTCCGACGCGGAAAAGGCGCGAGCCGACCTAGACGTCGCGCGGATCTCCGGTCGGCCTGCGCCGATCCTGACGCGCGACGCCCCTGGACAGCGGCCCGGCGTCGACGCCGATGAGCGCCGTCAGCCGCAGGCCGGCGGCCGGGGTGAGCGCAGCCTGTCGGTCGTGCCGGAAAGCTACGACGCCGAGAACCACACGGTCGAAGTGATCCTGTCGTCCGGCGCAGCGGTTCAGCGCTATTATTTCATCGAGGAGCTGGAAATCAGCGAGGCGGCGATCGACCTCGGCCGCGTCGCGGCTGGCGTCTGTCCGCTGCTCGATACCCACAATCAGTACGAGCTCGCGGCGCAGATCGGCCGCGTGGTCTCCGTACGGGTCGAGAGCGCCGAATTGATCGGCCTCGTCCAATTCGACCAGACCGACCAGGGCCAGCTGGTCGAGGGTCGGGTGGCGCGCGGAGAGGTTCGCGCGATCTCCATCGGCTACCGGGTCACGACCTGGACCATCACCACCAACACCTCGAATTCGGAACTCGATACCTGGCGCGCGACCGCATGGGAGCTGCTCGAGGCAAGTTTCGTCCCCGTTCCCGCCGATCCGAACGCCGTGGTTCGATCCGCACCTGGGAATCAGCAGCACGGCACCACCCATGAGGAAGAAGATATGCGACGCAACCTCCCCGGCGGCGCGGCTGCGGCCGCTACTCCCGCCGCTACCGCTGGCGGCACGACGATCGTGGTCGAGCCGAACGGCGAAAATCGTTCGGAGCCCCACACGCCCGCCGGCGCGAACGCCACGCCGACCGAGCACCGCGCGAGCGGCGTCACCGCTTCGCGCATCCTGGACATGTGCGGTCGCTCGGCTGCACTCGGCAGCGAGTTTGCCGCGGAGCTTATCCGAGCCAACGAAGGTACCCCGCTCAGCGAGTCGGACCTGCTCAGCCGCGTGAACGACCGGCTGCTGAGCGATCGGCCGACGATCGACGCGCGCGCTGGTGCATCGGGCACCGAGAGCGAGGGCTATCGCCAGGCGCTCGAGGATGCCGTGACCCTTCGCGCGAACCCCGATGTGCAGCTGACCGACATCGAGGGGCGCACCCACGGCCAACGCGCGGCCAATGCCCGCGAGTTCCGCGGCATGACGATGATGGAGCTCGCCCGGGATTATCTCGGCCGGACCGGCATCTCGGCACGCGGCCTGGGCCGCCTCGATATCGCCGGTAGCGCGCTCGGCATGCGCTACGGCGCGCTGACCACCAGCGATTTCGCAAATGCCCTGTCCAATGTAGCGAACAAGCGGGTCCGCGCGGCCTTCAATGCAGCGCCGCAGACCTTCCGCCCGCTCGTCACCACCGGCACGCTGCCGGACTTCAAGCCGACCAACATCATCGGCCTGGGCGACGCGCCCTCGCTGCTGCTGGTGCCGGAAAACGGCGAGTTCAAGCGCGGCGCGATCAGCGACACGGGGCAGACCTATCGCCTGCAGACCTATGGCCGCGTCATCCCGATCACCCGGCAGGCGATCGTCAACGACGATCAGAACCTGTTCGGCCGCATTCCCACCATGTTCGGGCGCAAGGCTGCGGATCTCGAAAGCGACCTCGTTTGGGGTCTGCTGATCAGCAACGTCCAGATGGGCGACGGTCTGCCGCTGTTCCACACCAACCACGGCAACGTCGCCGCTACCGGCGGTGCGATCAACGTCGCCAACGTCGCGGCTGCACGTCTCGCGCTGCGCAACCAGAAGAGCAACGAGGGTGGTTTCCTCAACCTGCAGGCGGAATATCTGATCGTCGGGCCGGCGAAGGAGACCGAGGCGGAGCAGTTCCTCGCCACGATCATCGCGAACCAGACCACCAACGTGAACCCGTTCGCCGGCAAGCTGCAGCTGATCGTCGAGCCGCGCATCACGGACAACAGCTGGATGCTGTCGACCAGCCCCGATGCCTTCGACACCATCACGCTCGACCACTTGCTCGGCCAGGAGGAGCTGTTCACCGACACCCGTGTCGGGTTCGACGTCGACGGCGTCGAGAACAAGGCCCGGCTCGACGTCGGCGCGGCGCCGCTCGACTATCGCGGCTTCTACAAGAGCCCCGCCTACTAAGCCCCGAAACCTATGCGGCGGCGCGGGGCTCCTGCGCCGCCGGGAGATCCGACATGAAGGAAGTGACGCTCAGCGCGCCGCGCATCATCAATGGCGCGGTTCGTTACCCCGTCGAGGGGCCGATTCCGGTCACCGATGAAGAATACGACCGTCTGGTCGAGGCCGGCGCGGCCGAAGACGACGAAGTCGACGAAGCCGATGACGGCGACAACGGCCTCGAACAGCTGAGGGTCGACGAACTCAAGGCCCTGGCGGCCGAAGAGGGCATCGATCTCGGCGACGCCACCAAGAAGGCGGACATCATCGAAACCATTCGCGCCGGCCGCGCGGACGCGGCCTGATCGCCGCAGCATCTCAGGAGAACCTCCATGAAGAATTTCATCGCCCCCGGCGATAACGTCGACGTCGTTGCGCCGTATGCCGTCGCCTCCGGCGGCGGCCTCCTGGACGGCGCCGAGTTTTCGGTGGCGTCCACGGATATTGCGAGCGGCGCCGCCGGCATTGGCGTCACCCGCGGCATCTTCACGCTTCCCAAGGCGGCCGTGGCGATCACCCGCAAGACGGCCGCCTATTGGGACAACACCGCACGTGTTGTCACCAATGTGGTTGGCTCGAACACCAAGATCGGCATTTTCCAGGCGAGCGCGCTGAGCGGCGATGCCACCGCGACGGTGAAGCTCGTCACCACGATCTGATGATCCTCCCCACCTCGGCCGGGCAGCCTTGTGCCGCCCGGCCACATTTTGGAGGCGACTATGCCCGCCATTCAGCTTCACAGCCCCGCCACCGCCAACGATGGATCGTTCATCGACGCTGGCACCGACGTGACGATCGGCGACAAGCCTGGGCAGATCGACGACGATCGCGCGAGCGAACTCGTTAAGGCTCACCGCGCCAAGCGTGGCGCCGCCGAGCCGGCGACGAAGAAGTCCGATGCCTGATCCGTGGCAGCAGGCGGCGGCGGATATCCGTGCCGCCTCGCCGGACACCGTGCTGTACACCGGGGGCGGCCTACCAGAGCCGACCGAACTTCGCGTCATCTGGACCGATGCTCCCGGTGATCCCTTCCAAGGGGCGGGCAATACCACCCGCACCGTCACGGCGGAGATCGCCCTGCACCTGCTGCCCAACAAGCCCGACCGCTCGGACAGCCTGCTGCGCAACGGCGTCACCTGGGCGCCGCAGCAGGTGGCCTATGACGACAACGTCGTGGCCTGGGTCGTGGTGCTGGAGCAAGCGGCATGACGGCCGTCCGCGCCAGCATCGTCGCCGAGGTGGAGCGCCGGCTGCGCCTGGTTCCCGGCATCGCCGAGGTGGAGGTGATGCCCTCCGCCGATCCCATGGCCTTCCCGGCCTTCCACTTGTTCGACGATGGGCAGGAGCCCGTCGACATAGACCCGGAGGCTACGCGCTACGCCCTGGCGCTTCGCGTCGAATGCTATGTCGAAAAGCCCGGCGGGTCCGCCGCCTATGCGCAGCTGAACGATCTCTATGTCGGTGTCGGCATCGCCCTGTTCGGCGATGAGCAACTGGGCGGCCTGGTCGAGACGATCGATGAAGGCCGCCAAGCTATCGGCGTCGCGCCACTCGCTTCGCAGCCGCGTCTGTATTTCGGGCTCGACCTGCCCATCACCTTCGCCGCGCGCCGCGGCGATCCCAGCCAGCCCGCCTAAAGGAGGCACCCAACATGGCAGACCCTACGCAGCGCTCGGCGTTCATCGCCGTGGGCATCCGACTCATGGCCGACGAAAACGACACCGCGCTTCCCGATCCGGCAACCGACTTCATCGGCATCGAGCTGGACGGCATAACGCGCGGATCGCCGTTCACCACCGAGCAGTCCAATGAAGCAACCGGTTCGATGGTTGCCGGCGCTGCGCAGGTGATCGGCCAGGCCGCCAGCTTCGCTTTCCGCTCGCGCATTCGCGGCGCCGGGGCGGGGGTGGTCTATACCTCGACCGTCAAGCCGCCACTGCATGCCGCGCTGTCCGCCTGCGGCAAGCGTGCCCAGTTCCAGGCCGCGATCGCGGCCGCAGCGCTCACCGCCGGCAGCGCCACCTCCGGCACGCTCGCTAATACCGCGCCGGCCACGGCAGGCGCGCTTGTCGGCATGCCGCTGGTGCTGAGTTCCGGCGCCAATAGCGGGCGCACGCCGATGGTCCTCGGCTACACCAGCGGTCGCGTCGCTACCTTGTCGGAGACCTTCGACACGCCGCTCACCACCGAAAGCGCAGGCATCCCGGCGAACTGGACCTATGCCGGCACGTCGCCGGCAGATGCAGCCGCCAAGGCGACCGACCAGCCCATGGCCGTGATCGCCTTCTATCGCGACGGCGTGCTGTTCAAATACACGCACTGCCGCGGCGTGGTGAACCTCGACGGCCGCTCGGCCCGCCCCGGCTTTGGCGCCTTCAACTTCACCGGCATCTTCGCCGGCAAGTCGGATGTCGCGATGCCCAATCTCGCCGCGCTCAAACAGCATGCGCCGCCGAACCTCGCCAAGGGTAGCGATGCGTCGAGCGTAGCGATCATGAACCGCAAGCCGCTGTCGCTCTCCACCTGGTCGCTCAACGATGGCGCGAACGTCACGTCGAGCGAGGACCCGAACACCACGATCGGCTTCGGCGCGGGCGAAATCGGCCAGCGGACCCCAGTACTCACCGTTGATCCGCTCGCAACGCTGGTCGCGAACCGCGACGTGCTGGCGCAGATCTCCACCGGCGCGGTGGTGCCCGGAGTCTTCCGCTACGGTACGCAGCAGGGCAACCGCTGGGCGCTCACCATCCCGGCAGCGCAGGTGACCGGCGAGAGCGACACGCAGCGCGACAACCTGGTCGGCGAGCAAATTACCGCGCAGGCGATCAGCCAGGGCAAGGATGCCTATCTGCGCGATACCGACAGCGTCCTCTGTTTCTTCTGAGGCCCCCGATGATCCTTACCACCACCACCGGAACCGTGCCCTTCACGCCGCCATGGCTGGAGGGCACGCCCAACGCCCCCAAATTCCACCTGCGCGCCGGCTCCACGATCGAGCGCGGCCAGATGACGGCGGAACTGGACGGGCCGCTGCGCGCCGCCAAGGTCTGGAGCCATCAGCTGCAGGAGGCCCAGCTGCAGGGCATCGAAAAGCTGTATGCCGATGATCCCGAATACGATCGCCTGGTCGCGATCTTCAGCGCCGAGGCGGGCGAAACGCTGAGCGAGGAAGACACGGCGCTGGCCGAGGCGGTCGGCGAGCTGCTGGTGCAGCACTGGCCACCCTATGCCGACCTGGTCGCGCAGATGCAGCGCCGCCGCACGCTGGTGCCGATCGTAGCGCTCACCCGGTATTGCACCGGCTGGGAGAATGTCCGCGACGAACAGGGTGATCTGATCCCGTTCGCGGCGGATAAGAATGGCATGGTCGCAGATAGCGCGCTGCGGCGCCTGCAGGATCTCGATCTGCAGCTCGCCGGCACCCGCGCCTTCACCATGCAGTTCGGCGGAGGAGAGGAAAAAAACTCCGAGCGGCCGTCTTCGTCCGAAGGCGGCCGGAAGACTTCGCGGGCGGCCTCACCTCGGGCGAAGGGTGGGAGATCGAGGGCGCGCGCTGGAAAGAAAACCCCCGCATAGCGCTGCCAGTCTGGGTCTGGCCGGTGGTCGACCTGTATTTCCAGTGCCGCCGCTTCGTTTCGCCGCTGACAGGTCGGGTGCTGCCCTGCTCGGGAAGTGTCGGCGATCAGCCGGCGGCGCTGATGGATGCGTTTCTGATCCTGGAAGGAATGGACGCGAAGCAGCAATGAGCAGAAACATCTTGCTGTACTTCCCGCCCTGTTTGGGTAACCTCCGCCGAGGCCGACCGACAAGATCGGACCGGGGAAATGGGGAGGATTATGAAGAAGTTTGCAGCGATGGCCGCTGGTGCGGCCGCCTTGATTGTTGCGGGAAGTGCTACCGCGCAGACCGCCGAGCCGGTCTCGGCAGTAACGGCGTCGCCGGTATCGGCAGTAACGGCAGCGCCGGCAAATGCCTCTGTTCTTCGGGTCGGCACGGAAGTGCCGCTCAAACTGAGCGAGGCACTTACCACCAAAGGCAAGAAGCTGAAGACCGGTTACCGTTTCCACCTGGAGGTGTCCGAAAACGTCATGGTGGGTGGCCGGGTGGTGATCCCGGCGGGCACCCCCGCTTTCGGCGAAGTCACCGAAGTGCGCAACAAGGGCATGTGGGGCAAGTCCGGGCACATCAACGCCCGAGTGCTCTACGCGCTGCTCAACGGGCGGCAGATCCGGCTTACCGGCAATTTCGACGACAAGGGGGTTACCGGTACCGCTGGCGTGGTCGGCGCGGCGGTGTTGATACCAGTGGCTGGTTTTTTCATGACCGGCACCAGCGCGAATCTTGCCGTGAACACTCCGGTTAAGGCGTTTGTCGACGAAGACGTGCCGCTGTCGTTCGGGTCCGCCGCACCGGTGCCGATGGAGGTGCCGGCGACGCCGCCGGCAACAACCGGCACCTCGCAGTAACAGGCCACATTCGTCAACGCAGGGGCTTCCGGGGGCACTCGGGAGCCCCTTTTCTATGGAGGCCGGAATGGCTGACGGCGCCGATCTCATCATCGACGGCAAAGCCTTCGACACGGCTTCCGATAAGCTGATCCGGGCCTATCTCAGCGCCGGTACCAAGGCCGTCTCCACTACCGCGAAGAAGCTGGAACGGCGGCTTGAGTCGGCGACGCAAGCGGCTGTGCCGGGCAAGCTCTGGCGGGCCTGGCAGTCCAGCGCGTTCCCGCGCTCCGGCCCCGCGCGCAACCCGACGGCCACGGTGTGGCTGAAGGGCCGGGCCGATGGGCGCACCGGCGGCGCGGTGAGTTTCTGGACGCAGCCCGGCGCGATCCGGGGCAAGCGCGGCCAGTATCTGGCCGTGCCGCTGCCCTCGGCCGGTTCGCGCGGCCGCTCGCGCGATCTGACGCCCGGCGAGTGGGAGCGGCGCACCGGGCAGAAGCTCCGGTTCGTCTATCGTGCCGGCAATTATTCGCTGCTGGTAGCGACCGGCGGCACCACCAACGCCCGCACCGGCACCTTCCGCCCGCTCACCAGCGGGCGACAGCGGGCGGGGCGGGGCGGGGCAAACCCGCTGCAAACGTCCGTAGTACCGATCTTCGTGCTGATCCCGGTGGTGCGCTTCCGCAACGCCTTCGCGATCGAGCCGATCGTCAACGCCTCCGATGGGGCGCTGGCGCAGGAATTCTTCGAAGCGATCCGCGGCATTTCGCTGCGCTGATCTGATAACCCAACTGGAAGGTGGCCCATGGCACAGACGGACATCATCGCCCGCCTGCAGCTGAAGGCCGAGCAATTCACGTCCGAAACAGGCGCGGCAATGACGCGGCTGAAGGACCTGTCGCGTTCGGCGGCTGCGGATGTTCGTCGCGAGTTCAACGGCGCCTTCGCCGAGGTGCAGCGCACCGCGCAGACGGCGCTCCAGCTGCCGCGTTCGACCGGTGGCGGGCTGGACCTGTCGCAGGAGATCGCCCAGCTGCGCGCGCAGGAGGCGGCGGCGCAGAATTCGGCGCAGGCGCAGCGCGAGCTGGCAGCGGCGGCGGCCACAGTCGCTGCGCGTGGCGGCGAGACCGCAGCTTCGCAGCGGCTGATGGCGGATGCGGCCATGGTCGCCGAGCGCGCCTCGGTGGAAGAGGCCACCGCGATCCGCGTCAAGATCCTCGCCTATGAGGAACTGCAGGCGGAGCTAGCGCAGACCGTCAGCGGCACGCGGAGGCTGACGGAGGAAGAGCAGCGGCTGGTGGCGGCGTCGCGTGGTACCCGCTCGAATTTTACGAACCTCGGGCAGCAATTCCAGGACTTCACTGTCCAGGTGTTCTCTGGGCAGAGCGCGGTGACGGCCTTCGTGCAGCAGTTTCCGCAGGCGACCTATGCACTGTCGACGATGGAGGGCCGCTTAGGGACCATCGGTCAAGCGCTGGTTGGTCCCTTCGGCACGGCGTTCACGATCGCGCTGATTGGCGCGACGCCGTTCGTCGCCAAGCTGTTCGAGAGTGCAGATGCGGCCGACGAAAGCGCGAAGAAGCTTCAGCAGGCAACCAGCGCTGCCGATTCCTATGCAGCTGCACAGTCGCTGCTCGGATCGATCATCGATCTTACCACCGGTAAGCTGAAGACGCAGAACGAAGTCCTCATCCAGTCGATCAAGCTTCAGGCCCAAGCCAACCTGCTGGCCGCCAACAAGAAGATCGACGATCTCACCGGCGCCAACGATAGGGCGCTGGTCGCCGCCGCGCCGGGGCAGACTGGGCAGTTCGGTGTTGGCGCCGGCAACATCGACGCAGCTGTCAGCGCGTCGGCCGCGGCGCAGCGTCAGCAGGCAGCGCAGGATCAGATTTTCGCGCGCCTGCGGGCTTCGGTAGCCAATGACAAGCTGGCGACACTGAACCCCTCGCTCTACGCGGGGCAGGTCGGTGGGGATCTGAAGATCGCACTGGACCAGCTCGATCAGCTCGCGGTCAACGGGAAGGTAGCGGGCCAGTCCCTGGTCGACGTGAAGGCCAAGTTCAACGATCTGGCGAAGACCGCGACCGACAAGGCCGCCGCGCTGCAGGTGATCGCGGTTGCCGAAGGCGGCCCGATCCCCGACGAGCTGAAACCGTACAAGCGCGATCCGAAGCCCAAGAAGCCGAAGAAACCGCGCGACTTCTCCCGCTCCGACGACTCGGCCGAACAGGCAATCGCCGCGATCAACGCCGAGTGGGATGATCAGCCGCGCCTGATCGACAAGGCCCGCCTGGCTACCCTGAAGCTGGACAATCTGCAGGAGCAGCTGAGCAAGCGTAAGCTGACGCCCGAGGTGCAGAAGCTGCTCGGCCTGATCGATCAGGCACGCGGCGCGATCCGGGACGGCATGGATCGGCCGTATCGCGACTTCGTCGAGGCGCAGCGCGAGAGCCTGGAAGTGGGCAAGCTGGTGCTGGCGGGCCGCGATGCCGATGCCGAGGCGCTGCAGAACGTGCTGCGCCTGCAGGAGCGCATGGGGCCGCTGAACAAACAGCAGGTGCAGCAGGTCTATCGCCTGGCGCAGCAGCACCAGGCCATCAACCGGCTGCTAGAGGATCAGCGCCGCCTTGTCGGCATCTATGAAAGCGCCTGGGGCGGCGTGCTGGACCAGGTCGACGGGGTGGTCGCCAAGATCCAGGGTGGCTCCGGCGGTATCGTCGGCGTGATCCAGAAGTTGCAGCGCGATTTGCTGAGCAACGCGTTGTTCGGCGGCGTCGATCGCGAGATCGAGGACTATATCCGTCAGGCCACGGGCAAGCGTACGCCAGCGGAGATCCTGCAGGATCAGGCGCAGGGGGCGGGGATCGCCCTGCACGATAGCGTGGCGGACGCCTCAGGCGCGCTGACCGACTTCGTCGATGCGATGGTGGATGCCACGATGCGCATCAAGGGCGTGAACCCGGATACGGCGCGGGCCGTCGCCGGCTTCGTCTCCAGCGGTGGTGCCGGCCTGCTTACCGGCATCGGCGCCGGGGTCGCCGGCGCAAACGACAGCGAGATCGTCGTCAACGGCCACCGCTCGACCGGCGAAGCCCTCGGCCTGGTCCGCTCCAGCGCTGTGCTGGAAAAGGTAATCGACAAGTTTTCGGACAATCTCGGCCGCCTCGGCATCGATCTGCCGAAGCAGCTCACCACCGGCCTGAAGCAGCAGCTGCCCACGGTGCTGGAAGGCGCCGCGTTCGGTGGCATTGGCGGATCGGTCTTCTCGGCGCTCGGCGGCGGCAAGAGCGACAAGACGGCCAGCAGCGTCGGCGGCATCCTTGGTGAATATGGCGGCAAGGAACTGGGCAAGACGATCACCAAGGAAATCGGGGGCTCGCTCGGCAAGACGCTGGGCGGCCTGGCGGGCCCTTTGGGCGGCATCGTGGGCGGCCTACTGGGCAATGTCGTCGGCGGGTTGTTCAAGACGACACAGCGCGGCTCTGCGCAGATCACCAGCGTCGACCAGGCTGCGGTGGTGAACGGCAATTATTCGGCCGTGCAGTCGGACCTGGGCGGCCTGGCCACCAACGTGCAGACCGGCATTCGCCAGATTGCCGACGCGCTGGGCGGCGACCTGGGCACCTTCGCGGTCAGCATCAACAAGTACAAGGATAGCTACCGCGTCGATCCGAACGGCGGCACCAGCGTCGGCGGGAAATACGGCACCAATGACGGCGTGCTGAAATTCGACAACGATCCCGAAGGCGCGGTGCGCGCGGCGATCGCCAACGCCCTGTCGGACGGGGCGATCAAGGGCATCAGCGATGCGTCGCAGCGCATCCTTGCCAGCGGCAAGGATCTGGAAACCGCCATCGGCAAGGCGGTGCTGATCGAGGCGATCCCGAAGAACCTCAAGAAGATGCTCGATCCGGTGGGCGCCGCGATCGACGATCTGAACCGGGAGTGGAAGAAGACGGTGGCGGCGCTGAAGGAAGGCGGCGCCTCGACCGAGCAGATGGCGCAGGCGCAGCAGCTCTACAATCTGCAGCTGGAGCAGGTGAAGAACAGCACCGCCAGCGCCAGCGCCACGCTGCGCGACTTCGCGGATAGCCTGAAGCTGGGCAGCAACTCGCCCTATTCGCTGCGCGACCAGGAAGCGACGGCGCTGGCCAAGCTGCAGCCGTTCCTCGACCAGATCGCGAGCGGCAAGAGTATCGATCAGAGCGCCTATCAGTCGGCCGCGAACACCGCGATCGACATCGAACGCCAGATCTACGGCAGCACGAAGCAGTTCTTCGACTTCCTGGACCTGGTGCAGGACTTCACGAGCAAGGCCATCGCCGCCGTCGACAATGCCACGCCGGTCTCGGGGGCGGTGGATAGCCCGTTCGCCAGCGCTACCGCGAACAGCACGGCCAGCACGGCCAAGAACACGGCGACAGCAAATGACCTGCTCGAGCAGCTGTCCAGGCAGGCGGAAATCACCAACCAGCTACTCGCCCAGCTTGGCGGTGGCAGCTCAGGTTCCAACGGCTTCCTCTCGGAAAGCCGCAACTTCGCATAGGACCATCATGCCAGCTACAGACGCTGATATCGCCGCCGGGTCGCGAGACGTGGTGACGGCGACCTGGTCGAGCGCGACGATCGCGGCTCGATACCCCTCGGCCCGTGACGGCTCGATCGATCCGCCGCGCGCATATTTCGACAGTATTGCCGATGCCCAGACCGTGGCCAATGCTCGCGGCGCGCTGATCGGCACCGAGCGCCGCCGCTTCGCCGTGGTGGTCGAGGAGGTGCTGGCGGTCGATCCCACAGCAGGCCTGCCGCAGGCGCGTGTGATCGATGGCGAACAGGCGCTCGACGCCGCCATGCTCGCTGCCCGCATCGAGGTGGATCTGGAGCAGGAGCGCACCAGCCTGGAGGTGTTCGGCTGATGGCAAACGCGTTCCTTGTCCGCCCTCTCCCCTTTGCAAATGTCGTGTCCTATGGAACCGTCCAGGCCGGCACTGCTGCCTACGTTGCGAATGACTATGCCGGTGTCGTCTGCCGACTGGCCTGCGATCAGAACGACAACGAAGCATTCTTCCGCGTCGACCTGGGCGATAACTATACCGTCGACACGGTGATGGCGTTCGGCTTGTCACGGCTGCCTACCTCGGCAAACCTGCGCATATGGTGCGCCCCGGCGTCAGACCCGACGGGATTTGTTCTTCAGGCTATCGTCAGCGCCTATGCCGGCACGGTCGCGCGCATCGACGGCATGGGCGTGGGCCTCTGGGTTACCGAGACGCCCATCGTCGCGCGGTATCTGCAGATCGCGTTCGTCGCGGGCGCCGGCAATCCCGGCCAGTCGGTTCAGGTCTCCCGGCTGGTGATCGGCAAGCGGTTTCGGCCGGCAATCGGGTTCGAATATGGGGGGCAGGTTGGCGTTCGCGATCTCGGCTCGCTGGATGTGAGCGCGCGCGCGGTCTTGCTCCGGCACTATGGCAAGAGGTTGCGGACGGTGTCGCTCAACTTCCCTTCGTTATCCAAAGCGGAGGCCGAAGGATCGCTGCAGAAGACGCTTGAGCAAATCGGCAATACCGATTGCATCGGCCTTTGCACGGACCCGACGCCAGATCCTGAGCGGCAAAACCGTTGTTTCTTCGGCCCCCTGGTGGGGGACTTGGGACGTACATGGCGCACCGCCCAGCACTGGGAATGGCGCGCTAACCTCTTGGGGCTGATGTGATGCCGGCTTGGGCAAAGATTGACGCATGGGATCCGATTGCCGCCGCGCCGGTGACGCTGCGCGCCTGTAACACTGACGATTCCGCCGTCTGCATGGTCGCGGGCGGGATCTGGTGGCCGATGATCGCGAAAGCGCCCGTGCTGCGATACGACCTGTTCGACGGCGCTTTCGGCAGCGAGATCAGCGCGCCGACCACTTCGTTCGCGCTGCAGGTGGAGGCCTGGCCCAACTTCGGCCGCTACGCGATCGCCGACGCGCGCGTGCAGGTCTGGACCGACACTACCGCCGGCCCGATCTTTGACGGCCGTGTCACCGTGCAGCCGCAGCTGGCCGATGGGCAGGCCCAGATCAGCATCAAGGTCGACGATAGTTGGTTGGATAAGGCGCTGCTTTCGACCTACGCGGGCACGACGGGCCTGGAAGGACCGGCTGCGCTGAAGGGCCAGCCCAAGCCTCTCGCGCTCGGCGCGCCGCGTTATGTCGCCGGCAAGCTGATCGACAGCGTCAACAACGTGTTCCAGGTCTCCGCCTACGGGCCCATCCAAGGTTTCGAGGCCGTTCTGGAGCGGTTGTCCCGCGATTTCGTGCTGGTCGGCGATTATCCGACCTACGCCGCGCTCGTGGCGGCCAGCGTTCCCGCCGGATGCTGGGCCGCCAGCACGCCGCAAGGCCTGGTCCGGTTTGGCGCGCCGACGACGGGACAGGTCTCGTTTCTGTTGCAGGGCGATGCCGCCGGGCCGGATGGTTGGGCGCGCAAGCCTGGGCAACTGATCCGCCGGCTGGCGCTGCTCGCTGGTGGGTCGGGCTTGATCGACGATG